CTCGCCGGCGAGACGTGGAAGCTCGACGCGTTCCGTGCTTACGACAAGGGCGAAGGCCCGGATCTGTACAAGGCGACCGCGGCGCGCGTGTTGAAGAAGGACGCGGGCGAGGTGACGAAGCCCGACCGCCAGCGCTACGGCAAGGTGCCAGAGCTCGCGTGCGGCTACGGCGGTGCGGTCGGCGCGTTCCGATCGATGGCGCGGCTGCTCGGTGGCGACGACATGCCGGAGGCGCAAGCGAAGGAGATCGTCGATGCGTGGCGCAAGGCGAACCCGGCGATCGCCGATTGGGACAACGGGTTGTGGGCGAAGCTGAACCGCGCTGCGTGGGATGCGGTGACAAGCGGCGGGACGCACGAGGTCAACGGCAAGGTGTCGTTCGAAAAGTGGCGCTCGTGGCTGCGCTACACGCTGCCGTCGGGGCGCACGCTCTGCTACGCCGATCCGCAGATCATCGAAGACCCGCGGATGCCAGGCAAGATGACGCTCAGCTACATGGGGCTGAACTCGTACACGCGGAAATGGGAGCGGCTGACGACCTACGGCGGCAAGCTGTCGGCCGACGGCACGCAGGCGACGGCGCGCGATATCCTGTGGCACGCAGCGCCATTGGTCGAGGCGGCGGGCTTTCCGATCATCAGTCGGATCCACGACGAATTCGTCACGGAACCACTTGACGACGAAAAGTATTCGGTGCAACGCATGGTCGAAGCGATGACGACCCGCCCCTGGTGGACCGATGAGCAGCTACCGCTCGCCGCCGACGGGTTCGAGGATTATCGTTATCGCAAGGATGGCTAACTGGAGAATAGTGATGCGCCTGAAGCGCGACGACAATAGTGAAGTGGACGTCGATTACACCGTGCTGTCGTATGGTTCGGTCGATAGCTGGATGGAGCCGGGCGACCCCGCCGAAGTACAGATTGATCTCGTCGAAGATGCAAACGGCGAAGTCGAAATCACGGATGCGGAACGCGAACGCTTCGAACAGGAGATTGCTGAAGTCGTCTATGCCGAAGGGCCATCCGACTATTTCGAATGGGGCGACGAATGAGCGACTACGGCTATTGCCCTGATTGCGGCGCGCCTGGCGTTCGCCGAATGCGCCGTGTCACACAGTGCCTGAACAAGCACCGCCACCCGCATCTGTCGTTCAACCCGCCCGTCGAACCGCGAGTGCGCGAAGCGTTGATCGAAAGCTACTTCGTGATGCGGGTCAAGGACACTGGCGGCGAGCAGCGCAAGGTGACGTTCCCCGGCCACGACGGTGCGCCGGATCGGTGGGCGGGATGGCCGACCGGCTTCAGCGCGCTGGTCGAACTGAAGCGCCCCGACGGCGTACCCGAGGCGCACCAGGCGCGCGAACACGCGAAGCTGCGGCGCTGCGGTCTGCGCGTCGAGGTGCTGTCGACGAAGGCGCAGGTCGACGCGTTCATTGATAAGGCGACATCGTGAAGATCGGCAACGGGAAGTTCCACGTCGGCGATTGCTTCGACGTGATGGCGACGCTGCCTGATGCGTCGGTTGATATGGTGCTGTGCGATCTGCCTTACGGTACCACACAAAACAAATGGGATAGCGTGTTGCCGCTCGACGCGCTGTGGAAAGAATACTGGCGCATCGCGAAACCGAACGCGGCTATTGTGCTGACGGCACAGCCGCCGTTCGATAAGCTACTTGGTGTTTCGCAGATACATCATCTTGCCTATGAGTGGATATGGGAAAAATCTAAGGCAACAGGGCACTTAAATGCCAAGCGTCAACCAATGAAAGCGCACGAGAACGTGCTAGTGTTTTATCGCAAGCAATCGATTTACAATCCACAAAAGACACCCGGCGCACCGTACAAAGGTAACGGCGGCGGATCGAAGCGAGATAATTACGGTGACTTCGCTGCGGTGCGCGAAGGGAGTACTAACGGTTCTCGATATCCACGATCCATTATAAAATTCACGCATGAAATGAAGCCGATCCACCCCACCCAAAAGCCCGTCGCTCTATTCGAGTATCTGATTTACACCTACACCGATGAAGGCATGACGGTGCTAGATAATACGGCAGGCAGCGGCACGACAGCGATCGCCGCGGAACGTAGCAACCGCCAGTGGATATGCATCGAGCGCGACGAGGGCTATGCCGCCGCCGCGCAGAGGCGCATCATGTCGCACCTGCTCGGTGATCTGGCGTGAGCGTCACCCGTAAACCCTTCACCCCGCGACCGTGGCAACCGCAAATGATGGAGCACTTGGCCGCGCACCGGCGCTGCGCGCTGTGGGCGAAGATGGGATCCGGCAAGACGAGCGCGGTGCTGGTCGGGCTGAACGCGCTCGAACTGCTCGACGAGGCACCCGCACTGATCGTCGCGCCGAAGCGCGTCGCGAAGAACACATGGCCGGCAGAAGTGTCGCGCTGGGACGAGACCGCGCATCTGCGCGTCGAGGCGATCGTCGGTACGCTGACCGAACGCTTCCAGGCGCTCGCGCGGCCGGCGCAATTCTACACCACCAATTACGAGCAGCTGCCATGGCTGGTGCGCCACTTCGGCAAGAACTGGCCGTTCCGCACGATCATAGCCGACGAAAGCACCAAGTTGAAGGGGCACCGGCTGCGCAACGGCGGTGCCAGAACAGCGGCACTTGCTAAGGTTGCTCACCGCTATGAGAACCGCTTCATCGAACTGACCGGCACGCCGTCGCCGAACGGGCTCAAGGATCTGTGGGGGCAGCTATACTTCCTCGACCGCGGCGCGCGGCTCGGTACGTCGTTCGACGCGTTCGCGCAGCGGTGGTTCCGACCGGCACCGAACGGCTACGGGCTCGAACCGCTGCGCTACGCGCAAGAGGAAATCCAGAACGCCGTCGCCGATCTGTGCCTGACGGTGGATCCGGCCGACTGGATCAAGCTCGCGCCGGTGATCGAGACCGATATCGTGGTGCCCCTGCCCGCGTCAGCGCGTGGCATGTACGAGAAGATGGAACGCGAGATGTTTCTGGAACTCGAACGCAGCGGCGCGTTGCACGAGGTCGAGGCGGTTAACGCCGCGGTGCGCACCAGCAAGTGTCTCCAGATCGCCAGCGGCGCACTCTACATCGGCGACGCCACCGACAGCGGGCCGCGCGAGTGGATCGACATGCACGACGCGAAGCTGGAAGCGCTGGAAAGCATCGTCGAGGAAGCGGCGGGGATGCCTGTGCTGGTCAGCTATCAGTTCAAGAGCGACTTGCATCGCATCCTAAAGGCGTTCCCGCAGGCGCGCTATTTCGACGACAGTCGCGAAACCGAGGACGCGTGGAACGCCGGCAAGATCCCGATGCTGGTCGCGCATCCCGATAGCGCGGGACACGGTTCGAACCTTCAGCACGGCGGCAACATCCTCGTCGATTTCTCGTCGGGCTGGAACCTCGAAAGCGACGACCAGATCATCGAACGCCTGGGGCCGATGCGCCAATACCAGGCGGGTTACGATCGCCCGGTCTATCGCTATCGCATCATCGCCGAAGACACCGTCGACGGCATGGTCAAGATCCGGCGTGAGAGCAAGCGCGCGGTGCAGGACGTCCTGCTCGAGTTCATGAAGCGGAAGGAGAAGCGAAGTGCCTGAAGGAATCGCAGTGCTCACCCGTAAACCGACAACGGTTCGCGAGTGGCTGGAAAACGTGCAATCTCGCGGTGGCGAAGACGCCGAATGGGCGCATCATCTGTTGCGCGAAGCTCGCCACGGCCGACGCATTGACCTGGGAGATACAAAGTGAGCGACACCCCCGGTGAAGGCCACAACGGCGAAGGCGCGATTGCGGGCGACGAGGTTCGTCTGCTCGTCGAGCGGTACGAGCGACTGGAGGAAGAGAAGAAAGGCATTGCTGACGATCAGAAGGATCTACGCGCCGAAGCCAAGTCGCGCGGCTACAACCCGAAGATGATCCTGTTCCTCGTACGCGAGCGCGCCAAAGACCGCGAGAAGCGCGCGATCGAGCGCGCGGAACAAGAGACCTATCTCGCGGCGCTGGGATTGCTGTGATGGAGACGGCGCACAGTCAGCGTGGCAAGGTGCAAACTAAAGTGCCGTCGGATGTCGAACGCGTCCCGACGATCGCGACGGCGCCGTGCTTTAGGTGCGGGAACCGCGGGCCGTGCCGTCATCGGCCGGCGCGGTTCTTCCAGGACTAGCGATCGTCGGTCGAGGGATCGGGCGTGCGCGCTGCTAGGCATTCGAACGGCAACGCCACGCCTTGTCGCACCAGCGAGCGGCACAGACGCCCGCCAGCGGCCGATAACCGCTCGCCCCACATCTCGACCGTGACGCTGTACTTCGCGGCTTCCGCGTCGCTCGTCAGTATCGCGTCAGTGGGCCGGGGCTTTCGCTCCTGCAGCTGTTTGACCAGCGCCGCAGATACGCTTGAAGGCGTCGCTGGTGGCGCCGGCTTCGCGCAGGCGAGCGCAGCCAAGGGCAACGCTAACGGCGCTAGGCGTAGCAGCTTGCTGCGCCGGTGTGGTCGCGTTGATCGCATCGGTCATTCCCTTTCCCAGTTTCTCGATCGCCGCATCGTCGGCAAGACGTTCGATCGCTTCGCGTTCGAGATCCTGGTTGCGCGTGGCGAGGCGTTCGCGTTCTCTGTTCGCCGCAGTGAGCTCGGTCGACGTCGCGAGCAACTGCGTCTCGGCACGCTGCCACAGCACGTAGAGCGAGAACAGCCCGACCAGCGCAATCAACGGCAACGCGAAGCGCAGATAGGTCATGCCTGCTTTTCCATGGTCACGCTGTCGCCGTCGCGGATCGTACCACTATCACCAGGGGTGGACGCCTGCGCGGTCTTAATCGCCTCGAACGCAGCGGTGGTGTTGTCGACACGCTGCTCGTCGGCGCGCGACTGCCGGAATAGCAGACCGCCGATCGTGCCGAGCAGGGTAAGCAATCCCGCCACCGACTTGTCGGTGATGTTGACCAGCCCTTCGGGCAGGCTCTCTCCGCGAACCCCGCTGATAATCAGTGGCGCCAGCGCGATAATGGATGTCGCTACCACGACCGCCATGAACGCTCGATATTGCATCTGTGTCGAGTTCACAGGATCAAGCCTTTCGCTTTCGCGGTGCGCGCGCGCCGATCGTCGATGCCGTTCGTGCCACCGTTGATCTTGCGCGTGATCGTGTCGAGGTCATCGCGATCGGCGAGTTCGTTCAGCCCCTTGTCCTGCCAGTACTTGCACGCCACCAGGATGCCGACCGCCGGCATCGCGACCATCGTCGGATTGTTCTCGAAATCCAGCCCCAGTGCCTCGCCGTAGCGCCGATAGTTGGCGCGTCCGGTCAATTGGATCGGCCCGCGACCGTGGAACATCGGCCCGTCACCCGGCTGCGCGTTGCCGAGATCCTTGCGGCCATTGTACTTGGCGAAATACACGGCGCTGCCGAGTTCCTCCATGTACTGAAACCCGCCGCTCTCGTGCGCCGTCTGCCCCATGAAGTGCGCCAACCGCAACCCGGTGTCGAGGATACCGTAGGTGCGTAGATGCACGTTCGCGCCGAGCGCCAGATCAATTGCGCGTTGCGGTCCTGCGCCCATCACGCGGAACAGCGCGGCGAGCGTACCGCGCCCGATGATCCCGTCGGCGGTGACACCGAGATTATGCTGCAGCTTTTTTCCGTCCATCACGGCTTGCCTCCTACGACGCCTTCGATCCGGCGTTCGGTGGGAATAACGGTTGCCTCGACGCGCGCCGGCGCGTTTGGCGGGGGCGGCACCACGCCAGCGGATCGGCCGAACAACCAGAACGCCGCCAGTGCCGAGAAGATGACCGGACCCCATACGCGCAGCACGCCGAGCATTCCCAGCGCGCCGTCGCGACGATAGCGATCCTGCTCGAGCGCTGACACCTTGGTGTCGATCTCGTCGAGACGCGAGGTCATCTTGCCCGCCTCCAGCGTCGCCAACCGCTCCAGCATTCCGACCTGCGTCTTCTGCATGTCGGCCATGCCTGCCGCCAACTGGCGCACGCTTTCCGACAGATGCTTGATGACGTCGAATTGGAACCGGGTGTCGTTCGGATCGCCGCCCTGGTAGGCGATGAAAGGATCGCTCATCAACTTACAATCCCTGCTCGCCCGCCGCGCGGCGGTTCGCGAGCAGGGTGTTGACGGTGGTTTGCAGCGACGTCACCATCGCGTGTAACGCGTTGAACTCTGCCGCGGTCGGTGCGGCACCCGCGGCGTCGTTTGCGGTCGCCGTGTTGTCTGCCAGTGCCGCCGCGCGCCGCATCTGCTTCTCGTTGCCGGCCGCGCCGAACTTCGGCAGCTTGCCGTCTTCGGCATAATTGCCGCCGTAATCGAGCCCGTCGATCAGCGCGACGATGAAATCAGATGACGGGGTGACGACGCCGCCTTCCGGTAAACGCACGCCAATACGCGACGTATTGCCCCATATCTGCCTCGCACCGTTTAGCCCGCCATCGGTGATCGTGCATTCCGCGGTGCCGGCGGTGCCTGCCGCTTCCCACTCGTTATTGAGCACGCGAAGATTGCCCTTGGCGTTTTCGATCAGCAACGCTTCGCCGCGCGTCTGCTGGATCCGCACGCCCTCAATCCGCTGATCGATCACGTCGACCGCCCAGATACCGGCGTAGAAGCAGCCCGCGATGTTGCCGCCTTCGACGGTCAACCCGCGGATCGTACCGCCCTGCGACGAGTAGGCGTGCAGCCCTTCGTTGCGCGAACCGGATACGTTGCAATTTCGGAACGTGATCGTCACCGCATCTGCGCCGCCAAGCGCGAAGACGTGCATCGCGCCGTAGCTATCGAGCACGTTCGGCGAACCGCCGTTGATGACTGTGCAGTTGTCGAACGTGACGCGCGTGTTGCCGTGCAGTCCGCCGTTCGTGCCGTCCGTGATTGCCGCCAAACCCGCGAGCGCGGGATTGACAGCGACGCACGACTGATAAGTAATGTCGTCGCCGCCGGCCGAGACAAAGGCGCGCGCGCCGCCGCCGAAGCTGTAGCACTGGCTAAACGAGATGCGCGCACAGCGCGCTCCATCGATCTGATAAGACACGACGGGGTAATGGTCGTCACCACAATTGGCGACATAACAACCCCACACCGAGATGTCGGTCGACGCGCGATCGCCGAACCCCCCGGTGGTGTGGATACCGTCTGCCTTGACGCCCATCACCCGGCATCGCGTAATCGTACCGCGTTGACTACCGAGTGTCAGGATACCGGCACCCGCGCCGCCGTCGACCAGGACATCGTCAACCTTGAAGTTCGTCGCCAGATAGACACAGACGCCGTGGCCCTGGATCGCCGCGTTGCCTCGCACAGTGGTGACGGTGTCGCGAATAGTGAAGCCCGAGAACTCCGCTCCGTCTCCTTCCAGAAGAAAGCAGCCGTTATTCGTAGCAGTGCGCTCGAACACGCATAGCCCCGATCCAGGGCCGATCAGCGACACACCTTTCGACAAGCCTAGAGCGGGTCGAAACTGAGTGCTGTACTTGAACACGCCGATCGGTAGCAGGATGCGCGACACGCCGAAGAACGCGCAATAGGCGCGTGCCTGATCCATCTGCGGATAGATATCCGCCATCGAAGGTGTGACGCCGAGCGAAGCGAGCGGCAATCCATTCGACGCGTCGACGACGAAGAACTGCCCCGCGCTGTCGCGGGTCCACCACTTGCCCTCGCCCGCCGGCGCTACTGCCGCCAGGTTTACGCCGCCAGTGTAGCGGTTGACGATCGCTTTGTTGCGATCTGACACGCGAACGGTCATCGCGACGGCCGGGATTGTCATCTGCGCGATCTCGGCGAACAGCCCGACGTCGGACGTGTTGCTGCCCGGGTTGCCCTTGTCGCCGCGAAAACCGATCGCGCGGAAATAGGCGACGGCGTCAGTGTAGCCGAGCGGCGCCACCATCGCACGCTTCAGCATGGCGAGCAGCGCGATGTCGCGGATCGCAGCGCGATCGAGCGGCGGGTTCAGGCTGTCGGGAAAGTACGGCGCGAAGCGGCTGAAGTCGGTTTCCTGTGCGAACGACGGATCGCTCGCGATGTAGATCGTGCTGTTGATCGTGAACGACCCGATCACGCTGCCGGTGCCATCGTCTTCCAGCACAACGTCGAAACCAAAAACCTGCGCCCCGTCGACTTCGACACGCACTTCGTCCTTGCTCGCGGCGTGGAAATCAAACGGCAGCGTTTGCAGCACACCGGTGCCGGTGTAAGGGCCGGAAGCGGCGGCGGTCGAGTTGATCGTCACTTCTTCTTTTCCTCCGACGCCATCTTGCCCTTCGACAACCCGGTGTACCAGTCGCCCAGCGTTTGCGGTTCTACCTCACCGCGCTCGTACTGCCAAAGGAATTTCGCGGTCGAGCCCGGCTGACCGAGCGGCAGATGGAACAACGTACCTGCGGTGTTCGCTATACCCGGTACTGCGTCGGGTTCGAACTCCTTCTCGCCCTGCTGCACCTTGTACAGATTCGCGGCCGACTTTCCCATGTCTTCGAAGATGCGTTGGATCGGTGTGCCGCCGAACGACGCATACTGCCCCGACAGCTTGCGCTCGCCGTAGGTCGCCGCGTCGCGCGCGAACGGAATGCCCGAGAACAACCCGAACCCGACGTTGCGCGCCAGCCACTCGATCGTCGCTTCCGGCCATTCCTTGTCGTCATCCGGCCAATCACCGGACAGCAGCGCGTCGGCGAGCGTCTGCGCGACGAGGAAGAAGAACGTCAGGTTCGCCGCGCGCGTGTAGTCGCCGCGCTTCACGCCGCGCGCGGCTTCCCACTGCGCGTTGAAGATCACATTGAACGGGGTGTAGAACATGACGAACAGCTTCGACGCTTCGCTCGACGGTGCCTGCCACGCCGATAGATCCTTTGCGCGCCCGCCGCCTTGGCTGGTCACGACCATCTGATCGGCGTAGCCGCTCGCCTGCGCGTCGGTCATGCCCTGGTCGATCGCGGACTGGTAGCCGGTCAGCCACGTCGGAATGCTGACGACGTGCAGATCGACCATGCCGATATGCCACATCGACCACGCCATCACGTTATCGACGTAGCTGTGCTTGCCCGACAACTTGCGAAACGCGGTCGAAACCTCGACGCTGCTCTCACGCAAGCGGCGCTGCATCTGCTCGCTACGCGAAAACACGAAATCGTGGACCTCGCTGCTACGTCCCGCCGCCATCGCGGGCAGCGCCATGATTGTGCGCCGCATGTTGTTGACGAGCCGTGGCGTCTCCTTCGCGCCGAGCCGCCCCAAGCTGGAGCCGAGACCGCTGATCTGCGCGACGCCGGTCGACCAACGCAGCCCCATGCCGACCACGGTGATGCCCTGCCGGGTATAACGCAGCACCTTCTCCATGAACTTCGCGCCGTCGATGTTTACGTAGGACGTGATCTGCCGTTGCAACCACGGCGCGATCTGCCGCCGGTATTCGCGCCCCTGCTTCAGATCGATCATGCCCTTGATCGCGTCGTCACCGACAACGCGCATCACGTCGCGCGCATACTCGGCATAAGCGAGCCGGGTGATGACCTTCTCGACATGGTTCATCAGGATCTGCTCGACGCTATAGACCATCGGCCCGGTCGCTTCGGTACGCGTGATGGTGTGACCCTTGGGCGTCGCCAGCCCCGACCGCCGGCCGAACATGTCGTCCGCTGCCTGGTCGCTGTTCTTCTCAGCGGTGCCGCTGCGCTCGCTGTCGTAGACGACGGGCCAGTACCCGCCGGCGAAGATACCGTGCGGCGTCTCCACCGGAGTGTTCTCGACCTTCTCCGGTACGACCCCCGACAGTGCGCGTTCGGTTGCGACGATATGCGGCCACAGCTTGTTGACGTTGTCCCACATCGCCTGCACGAGTTGCCAATCCTCGCGCGTCAACTCGCGGTTCAGCACGTCGCGCAGGGTCTGCGGATTCCACCGCTCGCCCTGCGTCATCTTGTCGAAGTTCGACGCGTTACCGGTGTTCAGTGCGACGGCGAGCAGTTCCTTGCGGCTGACGGTGATTGGCTGACCAAGGCGCGGATCATCGCTACCGAGCCCGACGCGCAGCGTGAGTTCGGGGATCGTGACGAGTTCGTTCAGGCGACGCCACTGCTTCGCCGGCATGTTGCTGTAGAGCTTCGCCAGCGGCTCCATCACGAGATCGCGCAGCTGCGCGCGCTTGTTCTCGGCGTCGGTCGCGCGGTGAACGAGCAGGTTCATCATCGGCCCGTTCTGGTTCTGCACGTCCATGTCGAGCGCGAGCGTGCTGATCTTCAACCCGCCGGCGACAACGTCGCGCAGTGATCGCCGTTTGGTGTCCTCGTTGAACGTCTTCTTCGGCAGGTAGCGGTCGGGCAGTTGCCGCAGGTTCTCGATGATGTCGTTCTTCACTTCGGCGAACTCGCGCTCGCGCTGACCGTCGAGCAGCTTCTGCTTGTGTCGTCCCAGCGCGACGAGGCTGTCGACGGTGTCGCGCAGCGCGTAGAGCTCGAGCAACTGGATCCGGCTGTAGTGGTCGCCGCTCTCCGCGAGCCGCGGCGGGATCGCCACCTCGAACCCTTCGGCGATACGTTTCGCCGCCCAATCGTTGAAGCCTTCCTTCTCGTCGAGGAAGCGCTGCGACTTCGGCCGGAAGTCGAACTTCTCCAGCATTTCGTGGACGCGGTCGAAATAGTCCTGGTCGACGGACTTCATCGCCGCGCGGTTGGCGAGCCGCCCCATGCGTCGTACGATCACCTCGACTTCGTCGCCCGCGTTCTTGCTTTCGACGAACAGCGCGTGGTTCAGCATCTGTGCTTGCTTGTGTCGGAACGCCGCGTCGGCATCGCCCGCGATGATCGCCGCCTCGAACTCGCGGCCCGCCTTCGCCGCGGCGCGCGCGTAGCGCTGCTGCGCCGACTTGCTGGCGACATCGTTCACCGTGCCGCTTTCGATCTTCCGCCGCGCCCAGTCACGCGCCAGCCGGTACGGCGTCGGCGCGGCAGCGGTGCGGCGCGCGAGGTGCCGCAACTCGGTGGCGAGCACGTCGCCTTGCGTGTCGTTGCTGATCGCGGCGATCGCTTCTTCCTCGATCGTGCCGTCGGTCAGCGGATCGGCGATACCCGCGTCGGTCGCTGCCGCCTTCGCCATATCGTCGATCAGGCGTTCGCGGAACTGCCGCTTGTCGCCCATGTCGCGCATCACCGCCGTGTTGTCCGCGATGTCGAACAGCGCCTTGATCGCCTCGTCGCCCGACGCGAAACCGGTCAACTGCGCCAGGTCGTCGCCGTCCATGCCTTCCTGCGCGACGCGCACGTTCGTCGGCAGGCGCCGCTCGGCATCCTCGCCGTAGCGATCGTGCAGCCACTCGCGATCAACACGCGCCGCGATCTCCCGGTCGTCGAGCTTGCCGGTGCGCAGGAGACGCAGCAACCGGAAACGCGGCTGCGCGTCGATCTCAGCGGTCGCGTCTTCGCGATAGCGCTTGTAGGCGTCACGATATTCCTGCGTGCGGCGCACGCGGATGCGGTGCATCGTCTTGAACAACAGCGCGTCGTAGGCGTCGTCCTGCGCCTTGACGAGCGACGCCTGATACGCCGCCCATTCCGCCGCGGTCATGCCGGCCTGGTCGGCATCGGTCCACGCGCTGCGGATGTTCTGCTGCGCGCGGTAGCTGTCGATTGCGTCTTGCGTCGCGAGCAGCCGGTCGAACACCTCCCGCACTTCCGGCGTGATCGGCGCGCGTAGGTTGTCGACCACCGCGTAGATGCGTAACAACCAGGACCGGAAGGCCGCGAATGCACGCTGAAGCGCTGACGACGGCGCTTTACCCTCCATCGCGTAACGCTCGAACCCGCGCGCCCATAGCTCGTGCGCTTCGCGAGGCACGACACCGTCGGTGAGTGGTGCGTTGTTCGCCTCAAACCACTGCTTCACCGTCTGCCAGTCGGCGACGACATCGGCCGGCGCGTTCTCGGCTTCCGCGTTCTTCTGCAACTCGTCGAGGAATAGATGTCCGGTCTCGTGGATCAACGTCGACAGGTCGCTGCGCTCGAACAGCGTGATAACGGCGCGATCGCCGTAGAGCGCAATCTGGCCGCGCGGTCCTTGGTTCAGCGTTTGCGCCGGCTCGCGACGCATCTCTGGCTCGCCCGCCGCGTTGATTTTGCGGCCTGTCGGCTCGAACCCTTCACTGCGATAAAAATCGACGAGCGATCCTAATCGCGTCCGTCTATCAAGCGGTGAAGCGCCAAGCGTAACATGTACGCCCGCGGCATCTGCTTGCTGTGTCAATGCGCGCAACGCTGCGCGAGCGCTACCTTTACCGCGCTTCGCAGCCGGCGTGCGCAATGAGATCAGTTCAACAGCGCCATCGCTTCCCACCCCATACGTGATGCGCGTATCGCCTATCTTAACATCACGGCCGGCGCCTCCTGTTTCTGTCGTGAAGTCAAAAACCGCGTCTTGATCCATAACCGCCGCTGCGCCGCTCGTGTCGAACGACGCGCGGGTGAAGTCGACCGGGTTCGTCGCGTGATACTGCTCGGCAGTCATGCCGAGCCGTGCCCCCCACGCTTCGCGGTTGGCGGCGAACACCGCGGCGTTGTGCTCAGCGACGCGCGTCGGTTGACCGATCGCGAGCAGCTTGTTCTTCACGTCGTCGTAGACAGCCTGCGTCGGCGCGTCGGCCGCTGCCTGGTCCTGCGCTTGTTGCAGGATCTCGGCGCCGCGGCTGTCGATCTGATCGGCGATACGCTTCCCCTCGTCGACGGTATCGCGCAGCGACATACCCCCGGCGTCGAGCCGCGCATCTTCCTTCAGCGCTTCCCACGCTGGCGTGCCAGCAAGCCGCGCCGCGACATCCGCCACCGGCACCACCACGTCGCCGCCCGTCGCCCGCGCCTCGTCAAGCTGGGGGCGCAGTTCTTCGAAGAACCCATCCGCATCCTCGAAACCCTCCGATTGCATGAACGTGTCGATCGCCGACGCCGGGATGTAGACGTGCTCCGCGTCGGTGCCTTCTGCCGTCTGCGCGACGAACTGGCGAAACGCTTCTGGGTCGCGTGCCTTCAGCTTCGACTTCGCCGCGCCTGCCACGATCCCCGCCAGCGTCTCGCCGTCGCGACGCGCCGCCTGGATGCGCGCTGCCGTGCTGACCGCCTTCTCGCCGGCCGCGATCGCAACGTTCGTCGAACCGACCGTCGCGGCGACGGCGAGCGCGGTCTGCGCGGCGGCGGCGGGGCGCTCGCGCAGATAATCGCCGAACGTCTTGCCGTGGTTCGAATCGATCGTCGCCCACTGCGTGAAATCCTGCGCCGCGGTCGCCGTCTGCTCGCCGACCTGTTCCGCGGCGAAGTTCTTCACGAGGCGCTTGAAGAACGGCGTCCCTACCTTCGTGTCTTCCAGGAACTTCATCACCGGGATGCGTTCGGTCAGCACTTCGACGCCGCCCTGCGCGACCGCGTAGTTCAGCGACGCGATCGGATCGTACTGCTCGTCGCGTGCCTGCCCGTATGCGGTGCCGCCGGTGGTCAGCCCGAGCGTGCCGAGCCCGACCGCCGGTGCGCCGAGCAGCCCCGCGCCGAGCGCGACGACCGACGACGGCACGCTCTCGATACCGCTGTAAAGCGCGTCGGCGACGAAGCCCTGCGGCTTCGGCCGCAGCCGCGCCGCGTTGGCGCGCTGCCCCGCAATCAGATCGGGGAGCAGGTCGGGCGCGGCGCGGCCGGTGCGCCGCTTGTACTGCGCCTTCGCGGCGTCGAGCCGCGCGCTGGTACCGGTCGCGTAGTCGAGCAGATTGCCGACCGGGTCCAGCTTGTCACGCAGTTCACCCGCCGCGCGCAGCGCCTGCGTCGCGCCTTCCGCCGCGCCGTAGATGCCCGCGCCGATCGAGCCAGCGATATTCGACGGCAGATCCTTCGCCCACTGCAGCCACGACTGTTTCGGCTTCGGCCGGCTCCAGTACGATTGAAACGACTTGCTGATATCGGCGAGTGACGGCGTGTCGTCGCTGCCGACCGCGGCGTTGCGCGGGTTGGCGAGGAACCGCCCGACATTCGGATGCGCGGCGGCGGCGGCTGCGACCTGGCGTTGCCGCGCCATCGTGTCGTACGTGCCGATGTCGTCCTGCGCGATACGCGCCGGTACGCCGAGTTGCCGCTCGTAGCGGTTAGCGCGCGCCGCGGTGTCGGGATCGTTCGCGTCGAGCGCGTTGACCTGCGCGGCGTTCGACGTGTCGCGCGTGATGATCGCCGAATATTTGTCTTCAAGCTGACGCGCGCGGTTGTTGCGTGGTTGCGGGGCGCGGCCCGCGATAATTGCGTCGTATCGGTTATCGGTCACTTCAGCCCGCCGCCTGCATCAAGATAGATGCGGGCTACCATACCTTCGGTCAGACCGGCAACGTTGCCGTGTGCGCGACGCCACGCGGCAATGATCTGCTGTCGATCCGCCTTCGGTACGCTCGTCGCGACCTTCTGCCCTGGCGCGACCGCGCCGCGCGCGATCGGTTTGCTGGTGTCGTTGTTCAGATAGACCGGCGCCAGCTGCCCGCGCACGATCGCGCGAAGCTCGTCGCCCGTCACCGGTTTGCCGCCGGTCGCTTCGCGTTGCTTCACGATCGCGTCGACGCGCTGCGCGACCTGCGCGCGCCGCACCTTGTTCTCGCGCGCCTGCTTCGTGGGAACACCCTGCACGTCGAGCCCTGCCGACTGCGGCGCGTAGTAGGCGATCGTCTGGTTGATCGCCGAGAAGTGATCGGCTTCCTTGCTGTTGCGTCCGCCGCCGTTGCGCATGTCGATTTGTATCTTGCGCAACGAATTCCACTCGCCCTTCGACATGCGATCACGCACCTTGTACAGATCGGCGTTGATGAAGGCGTCCTGCGCGCCCTGGTTGCCTGCCATCTCGTACAAGTCGTAGTAGGTGTCACCGCCGGGTTTCGTCGCGCCGCTGTCGTCGCCCTTCGCGTTCGCGCCCGCCACGTTGCGCAGCGTCGACAGCACCCCCGGCGCGAGCCGGCTGCGCACGCCGACTGGCACCTGGCTGATGTCGGTGAAATTGTCGCCGAGCCGGTCGAGCACCGAGTAGGCGTTATCGCGCGCCTCGTCTTCGGCGCGTGCGCGCAGCCGGTCGTTGCGCGCCGCGTCGTTGTCGACGCGTGCGAGCAGTTCACGCGTCTGTTTCGGGGACAGGTTGTTGCGCTTCGCCGCGAGCAGCGCGCGCTGGTAGCCGCCCTGCACGTCCATGCGATCGCTCGACGGCGGCGCGATACCCTGTTCGCGCCACGACTGCCCTGCCGGGTCTACGCGCCGCCCGCCGGCGTCGCGCACGGTGTAATGCAGGTGATTACCGTGGGAGCCACTACCAGTGTTTCCGACCCCACCCAGAACGGTTGCGGCGTCGACGGATTGTCCCGCTTCCACGTTGACGTTACGTAGATGGGCGTAGCCGGTAACGCGTCCGTCGGGATGGCGTACGAGAACCGAATTGCCGCCACGCGGATCATACCACACCTTCTCCACTTTGCCCGACATCGGGGCATACACCGGCGTGCCGGCGGGCGCCGCAATATCTTCCGCCGCGTGCATCCGCTTGCCACCGTCTCGCGTATCTGTGAAACGCCCGGTGACGCCGCGGCCCTTGCCGCGCAGCGGATCGGCCTGCGCCTTCGCGACGACGTGTCCATCGTTATCGGCTTGCGCTTCGTCAGGCGTCGCCTCGACGCCGTGCTGCATCCCCAGCACCTCGCCGTAAGCGGCTTCGACGATCGCGTCGTCGACATCGCCCTGGAGCGCCTTGCGCATCCGCGACTCATCGGCGGGCAGGATCTCGCCTGCGTGCCGGTCGAGATATTCCTTTGCTGCCAGCGCGTCGCCCTGCTTGTCACCCGCGCCGTCGGCGAGCTTCTGCGCCACCGACACCCGGAAGCCCGACACCGTCTCGGCGTTCGCGCGCGCCAGCGTCGCCGGATCGGCGCCGCGATACAGCGTCTTGTTCTCGGTCAGCGCGTCGGCGAGCGACGCGTCGGCGGCTTCATCGTTGTCGCCGGCGAGATCGACCGCGCGCGACAGTGATGTCGCCTGGCGCGCTTTCGCGCCTTCGACCGTCGCGACCTCGATCTGCTGCGCTTCGTGCTTATCGTAGGTCTCGAACTCCTGCATCTGCACCCGGTCGAACGCCTCGGTGAACAGGCGCTGCTGCCGTGAATTGGCGAGCGACGTCGTGTACTTCTTCGCGAGTTCCGTGACGCTGCCGCGCGCGGCGATCTTCGCCGCCGCCGCGTCGAGCCCGCGCGCCGCGGTCATCGTGCTGCGGATCGGCGCGACCTCGTCGACCGCCTGCGCGAGCTGCGTCTTGACCGCCGCCTCGTCGTACATGGCGTTGATCTGGTCTTGCCGTTCGACGAAATCGCGGCCCGCGTCACCGGTATTCGCCAACGCGCGCCCGACGATCTGTCCCGCACTGCCGAAGTCGGCGGCGCGCATCCGCTCCTGCGGCAGCGCGTCGGGCGTGACACGGTTCTGGTAATCGATCGGAACCGAGACAGCCATCAGCCGCCCGCCTTCATCTTGTTGACCTGTTGCGCGCCCGACAGGATCGTGCTGCCGGCCGCGAACAGCGACGCCGTCTTCGCCGCGCTACCGCGAGCGCGCGCGGCGCGGCCCTGCATCACCTGGTTCGCCGCGCTGATATCGAACCCCATCATCTCACGCCGGGTATTCTCGGCAAGCGTTGCGCTGTCCTCGTACGCGATCTGCGCGGTGCCGAGTTGCGTCTCCAGCGCGGAACCGAAATTGGTGTCGAGTCCGTTCGCTGCATAGCCCGCGCGCTGCGCGCCAAGCGATTGCGCGAGTTGGCGGTAGCGCTGCAACTGCGCGATCTGTCCGCGGTTCGACGCGTCCGTCGCCGCGTTGCGATCGCGCGCCGCGTTCTGCTCGGCGATCTGTTGCTCGTACTTGCCCTGCTGCTTCGCCGCGTTACCCGCGTATATCTGACCGGTAGCGGTCAGCGCGGTGCTGGCGACGGCTAACGGGATGAGGGCAGCTGGTCCGCACAAAGCTACGACATCCTCACGAAGAAGCGCATGGGTTGACCACCGATAACATCGACCGGGCCAACATGGAAGCCCAGGCGCGACAACCACCGAATCGCCTTGTCGTTCTTCGCATGAACGTGGTTCTCCAGCACGCGATAGTGCCGCGCGAGCGCCGCAGTGTAGATATATCCGAAGCGCACGATCGCGCGGTGCGCCTTGGCGCCGTCGTCCGTCATCAGCATCCAGATGCGCCCGCGCCCTTCCAACATCGACACCGCGACGACACCGAACATCGCCTCCGGTCGTCCGTCAATCTTTACCGTCCAGCACGTCTCGCTCGTCGACACCCCGGCGCGCAGCGCTTCACGCGGCGACATACCGGCGAACGCGCATTCGGCGATGTCGATGTCGCGCATTCGCGTGGCGAGCGTGCCGATATGGGCGGGGGTTGACGGGACGCACTCGATCATGTGATAAACCTTGTTGGGCCGACCCGGTGCTGCGCGCCCTCCAGTCGTTACTGGAGGTGTCGTACAAATAGGGTGGACAGCCGGAAAGACGGTGCTGGCGGTGCGCACCGCTAGTTCGAGGCGGGAGATGCGGGGCGAAAAGCCAGGCTACCGCGGCCTCGACCAACTCAACCATCCCCGACATCCGGTTCTAGGAACAACCCGGTGACGTGCATCGGCATTGGCTGCTGCTGCCGGATCGTGATCGTCGCGCTGTCGCTCCACACCGCTTGCAGGTCGACGTGGTAATCGCGCGCCGCGATATCGGGTAGCGCGCCCATCGGTTCCGCCAGTCGTTCCGCGATCGCCTCGAACTCGCCGCCCGTCACCGCGACCTCAATCCCCTTCGTGTCGAGGCACCGGATCACCGCCTTGTTGATCGTCTGCCGATCGGTGTGCGCGCTGCCGCGCTGCGTGGCGAGTGTCAGCGGCAGCGTCTCGATCACTGCCTCGTAGGGCAGACCGACCGACACGATGCTCGCCGCCGCCTGGAGCGTCACCGCACCGTTCGTCACGACGAGCCCTGACTGCGCGTAACCGTCGTAGAACGCCGACACCGTCTCGCCCTCGAGATGGTTCAGCCCCGTCACGACCGCGCTCGGCGGATCATAGATCTGCGTCACCGCGCAATCGAGATGGCACGCTTCCGTGTAGTCGTCGGTGACGGGCAGCGCCATGCGCTCGTAGAAGCGCACGGTCTTGCCGTCGATCTGGCGGCGCACCACCACGTAAACGCGGTCGACGCCCTGCTCGGTGATGACCGCCACGTCCTCGAACACGCCGGCGGTCTCGCAAACCGTCCAGCCCCACACGTCCTGCTCCTGCTCCCAGGTGAAGCAGAGCAAGACGCCCGACGCCATCACCGCCCAGATGCAGGAATAGGGCTCGGTCTGGTACGCCCACGACACGATCGTGTCGCCTTCGAACAGATGCGGCGAGAAGATCGAGATATTGTTCGACCGGTAGCCGTCGATGCCGAAGGAAAACCCGAGAGCGCGCACCGCGCTGCCCTGGTTCGGCTGGAAGAACGTCGTCTCGTCGATCTCGATCGGCGGCAAGCGCGACGATCCGCGGCCCGATTGCTTCTTCGGGATCGTGCTGTTCGGACCGATCGCCTTGTCGCCGCCCGTCACCGAGAAGATGCTGTCGGTGGTGAGCGCGAGCAGCGACGTCGTGCTGACCAACTGATTCACCGCGTTGACGCGCTTCCCGACGAGCGCGAATGAATAGGCGTCATCGTCCTTCGCGGGACGCGACGTGTCCATGTTCTCGAAATCGGCCGACTGCGTGGCGTAGACCGCGTTCGGGCGGTTGCGCGTGCGCGCCAGCACCTTGCGTCCTTCATGAAACGTGATCGCCGACGGGTAGTTGCCGTCGCCGACGAACGGGTTCGTCGCCTTGGGCGGCGTATCGGACAGATCGGCGACGATCACCGGCGTGCCATCGCGCAGCGACAGTCCTTCCGTGCCGCCGATGAACCCGAACACGCCGTTGTTGCCCTTGTACACGGCGTAACGATCGGCGCCCGCCACCCCGCTCCACGACACCGTGTTGTAATTGCCGTCGAGCGTCAGGTCGTTCGTGACGTCGGCGATCTCCGACGCGCGGCTTTCCTGCCCGCTGTCATCGTTGATCGCGGTGACGACATACTGGTACGGCGTCGCCGTGTAGCCGGTGGTGTTCGGCGACGTCGCAGCCGCGCTGACATCGTCTGGCGCGGCGATCGTCGGGCCGTAGGTGACAGGCTCGAACGTCCAGTCGGTATGCGCGTTACGCGTCAGCTTCTGTTCCGGCCGGTCGATGTGGACGAAGTAGGCGACGTTCGCCGTCTGCGCGAACTGCACGCCAGAGAGATCCGCAGCGTTATACGGCGTGCCGAACTTATAGATGCGCGCGAAACCCATTACTGCAGCACCATGTTCGGATTGCGGCCGCTACCGCCACCGCCGACCCCACCACCGGTGCCGCCGCCGCCGCCTGTTGACGGGGGAGGGGTCGGCGTTGGTGTAGGGGCAGGCGTCGGCGTAGGGGCGGGCGGCGGCGGCGGCGCGCTGTTCTGCGTGCCATCGCTGCCGGTGAACGTGTCGAACGTCCGCGTGTCGACGTCGACCGTGAACTGGTTCGGATTGTTCACCACCAGCACCGTGCCTTGTCGGCCGTTGATCTGCTTCATGCCTTCAATGCCTGAGAAGTAAACGCGATCGCCGACCGCGAGACCGTGAAACGGTGACGTCACGATCGCCTGCGCTTCCTTCGTGATCGCGGTGATCTTCGTGTTCTGCTCCAGCACGAAACCACCGAACGCGAGCAAGCGCGCTTTCGCCTGCTGCATCCCGATGACGTACGCCTGGTCAATCGAGAACTGAAACGGCACCAGCTTCACCGGCTGATCCTGGTCGTCGAGCCGACCGATCAATCGAAAACCGGGACGCGCGGCCGCGCCGCCGTAGCGCTGCGCGATCACGTTGCGCATACGCTTCGCCGACGCGCCGTACTGGCTGGCGTCGATGCGCCCATACAGCTGCGGTCCGAGCTCGCCCTTGCTGAAGTTCAGGATCGGCGTCGTCGGCATTCGTGTGCTCTCCTACACCTGAGAAGAAGGTCTGATTATGCAGCGCGTCACAGCGCCTGAACCTTCCCCGATACCAGTCACACGTTCCTCCTATGCCTTCGCGAGGGTCATGCCCGGTACATCCGGTAATGCCGATCGGCGTCGATCATGATCGCGCCCGCTGTCGTCTGGTGGGTATCATCGGCCTGGAAGGTGCCAGCAGCGTCCATCTGCGCGAATGTCCCGCCGTACAGATCGAAGGGGCTATACACCTCGACTGCCTTATTCGCCGCCGCCAGATCGAACAGTACGTCGCGATACGCCGACAGCGGGATCGTCTTACTGTCGTTCGTTTCTGGCTGTGCGATCAGCAGGATGCACGCAGTAGGAACGGCTCCAAGATAGGCATCGATCAGCGACTGCATGTTTGATTTGAAAGTGGCGAGCGGCACGTCCAAAACCCAGTCGTTGCGTGACAGCCACACTTCGATCACATCGGGCTGTATGATACCAAGATAGACGGCCTGCTGCGACGCAATCGCTACATGATCGCCTGATGCTGTCCCACCATTCCCGGCCTTGCTGACCTCTGCTCCCGCTACGTCGCCACTGGCATACATGCCGAGGTACCGGCAATCGCCGCTCACACGCTGGATTTCGATCGTATGCGTACCATCCGCGATAGCGGGGTGTATGGTGGTGCGCCGTGTAGCCGTGCCGCCGGCAGTAATCGTGATCCATGCCCCTGCATCGACCCGGTACTGCATTATGCCGCTGGCATCGTCGGTGAAGATGCGCAGATCACGAAATTTGATGCCCGTGAAAGTCGCGGTATCGGTACCGGTCATGACGGTGCGCGCGTATCCGTCCAAGCCGACAAGTCCCGTCGAGGGCATGTCAAGCGTGTTCCACGAGGAAGGGTATGAGATCGTCGCACTATTCACGGGCGCGAAGTCAACGCTACTAGGGCCACCGCTTGACCCGGCGGTGATATATCCCTGTGCTGACACGGCCCCTAGACCATCCGGCGCGGGAGAGACGGCACGAGCAAAGCGAGCAAGTGGCACCTGCTTGCGATCCGCCGACGATGATCCCAGGATCACGATCTTTGCGGCCACCTGTTCGCCCGCGCGAATGCGACCGGCCTTCGCGCGCCATGACCACATCTGATTGCCCTCGGTGGCGCGTGGACGCTTGCCAGCGGGGTAAGCCGTACCACTACCCGCTTCCAAAGCCGCGACACGGTTGGTAAGTGGATTGGGCGCGACGATCGTCTGCACCGTATAGCGCAAGGCAGGGGCTGTGCCGGTTAGCGTCAGTGCCTGCGATTGGCCCACTACCGGCGGACCAGCTTGAAAACGCCGTGCGCCTACCGATGTGCCGGAGTTCGCATAGTAGAGCAGTGCGTCATTTGTAAAGAAACCGACGATGCTACCAGCGGGATAGACACCCCCCGGATAGGCCGGATCATTGGGCAGCGCGATCGTCTGCTGGCCCTGCACGATACCAGTCACCGGTAAAATCGAGATAGGTGTCGCTGCACTCGCATCCGCATTTGGCGTTGCGATGACAATCGCACCAGACCCCGCCGCAGACGCATTGATCGTGATGCTTTTGAGCGTATCGGTAGCGGAAAGGGCGCGCTCGCGGACGAAATTGGTCCGTCCTGCGCTCGTGATGAGCGTACCGGTCAAGGAAAACCCGTAATTGGTGGTCACGACACTGGTAGATACGTCGCCCACTGCCGCGCGCGCCACAGGATCAGGTGCCGTAATACCTGCTGCATCAATCTCGGCTTGATTGAGAACACCCATGTCAGTTCCTCGCGCTGGTCAGAATTGCGCCATCGCGGGCGCTGATGAGAGGTTGGCCGTTAATGGCGGATAGAAGGGCACCGAGCGGCAGATCTTCCGGCCCAACCGGCGGCGTAAACGCCTTACGTGTATCCGGCAGCGCGAAGATCGTTGCGACGAGCAGGTCGGCGGGTAACGGCATCTGCTACTGCCCCAACAAAGGATTGAGCGCGTAACCGCGCCAGATGAGATCCGCGTTCAAACCGACGCCGCGCGCGAGTTCCGTCTCGCTTGGCGCGTTGCCGTAGGTCGGCTGATTCTCATTCGCGTTACGCGCCATCGCGAGAACCAGGGCGTCGTTGCCGTCCTGCTGATATTTCTGCGCGACGCTCGGTTTCTTGATAATCGGCATCGCGAAGCGCGACGCCAGCATCAGCACGATCACGTTCGCGAACTCCTCGCTGAACTCGGCTTCGGTCGTCTGGTAGCTGGTGTGGTCGATCTGTGCCGCAGCGATGTTCGAATAGATGATGTCGCCGACGCGCTCAAACATCGTCAACCCGAGAACGTCGACCAGCCCGCGCGCGATGCCGTCGGTGCCGACGAGCCCGAAGATGAACGCGGCATCGCTCGGCATCTTGTAGGCGTAGCGCCAGCGCGTCGACCGCGTATTCGCGATCGCGGCGAGCGGCGATCGCACCGTCGCTAAGTTCCAGTGATGCCGCTCAAGCAGCCACGCCACGGTCGGCTTGTACCAGCGCCGCGCGGTGCGCGCGTTCAGACCACCGACCTGCGGATCGAGCGACGGGATCGGCTCGGCCGGCAGCAGGTCCAGCGCGCGATTGCATAACTCGGTGCCGGTGATCGTGGTCTTGAAGCTCGTCATGCCGCGCTCACGTCGCTACGCGCAATCGCAACGACCGACACCGATGCGCCGGAGGGCGAGCCGCCGAAGATGTTGAAGCCGGTCAGCGACGCCGCCAACGCGTTAACTCCTGCGACGACGGTAGTCAGAATAGCGAGCACGTTCATCTGCGGCTGCGCGGGCAGCGCCTGGCTCCGATATCCCTTGATGACGCAGCCAACGTAATTGCCCGACGGCGTCGGCGTCATCACTTCGCGCACGAACGACTCGACGACACAAACCAACGGCTGCGCACCGCTGGCGTCAATCTCGGTGATCGAGAACCCCGGCTTGTTCAAGAACGGCCGCGTGAAGGAAACTGTCGCGCGGCCATCACTGCCCAGTGTTGCGTAGGTCGTGCTGGTCAATCGGGGATGCTGGTGGTCGGCGCCTTGCGCCTTGTTGTTCACCCCCGGAGCGGCGGTCGTGGTCTCGCCTTTCGGCGGCGTGGTTGCGATCAGCAGCGGGGCGATACCGGTCGCGATATCTTCCATCGACGGCACGGCAGTAGCAGGCGACAGGTTGCCGATGCCGGCTGCAATGCGTTCGAGATATCCCGGCTCGTTATCGTTGCGCACGCCTGGGTTCCCTGGATCGACGGCGTCGGCGATTGCCTTCATCCAGCCTCGCGGTGTATCGGGCACTCGCCTGTTCCCCTCACGAAAAAGGCGAGACGCCGCCACGCCTCGCCTTCGTCATAGCCTAGATGGCGCGCTTAGGAAAGCGCGTCATCGGTCTTCTTGCCGCGACGCGAACGCGTGCTCTCGCCGCCTTCCTCGACCTGGATCGCGGCCTCGCTGCCTTCGGCGACGAGCGGCGTGCCATCGATCGCCGCGTAACCCGCGCCGGTCTGAAGCGTGTCGGGCGGCACCTGCTGCGGCGCGGTCGGGTTCGGACCGGTCGGGCCGATCGCCGCCATCGGCGCGGCGACGGGCGGCGTGTAACCGCTGTCGCGCTCGCGCAGACCGATGTCGCGCGTCTTGCCCTTCACGGCCTTGCCGTTGTCGTCGGTCACGCTGTCGTCGAGATCGACCGCCTCGTCGTCGACCAAGACCGGAGTGTTCGGCGGAACCAGCGCGCCGTTGATGAAAGTCGGCAAGTTCCCCGTGACCATCTGCTTCTGTGCCATGTTGGCTCTCCTGTGTTGCCTGAACGTGCGAACCAGCGATTAGTAGCCGGTCTGCGACGGAAGGTAAGGCTGGCGATCGGTGTCCGCGACGATGTACGCCGACACCGCGCCGCCGGTGTGCGTGCCGACCGTGACGTACTGAAAGCCGACATACTGCTTCGTGTTGTCAGGGATCACGACATCGAGCAACACGCGACCGAGCGTCGCCTGCGCGTCGGTGTAGGTCGGCCCTGCGGCGAGCACGTCAGGCGACGACAAATCGGCGTTCGCCGACTGCACGAACAGTGCCTGCACCGACGTGCCGCCGGCGAACGCCTGAACGGCGGTCGCGTAAGCGCGCCGCGGGCGACCGCGGCCGACGTTGGCCGAAGGCGCGAGCAGGTTGATCGTGTTGGTCGAGGTGGTGGTAGCCGCGGCACCGACCAGGCTCTGTGCCTGGGAGGGGCGAAGCTGTGCGTCCGTATACATTCTGGTTCTCCCTATACCCCGATGCGCGGCACCGGGGGTTTCGTTTCAGCTTCGCCGCCCCTTACGAGACCTGCGCTTCGTTGACCTGCAGCGCGTCGGTGCGCAGCACCGGCACCTCGCCGAAGTTGATGACCTTGCGGCCACCGACCTCGTCCATCGACAGGAACGCGTTCTTCTGCTGGAGCAGCTGGCGGCGCAGGAACGCGCGCGTGTTGCGATCCATCAGGAAGAACGCCTTGCCGTTCGACGTGTCCTGCACACGCTCGAGCGCCTGCGTCATCAGATCCTGCAGATCGGCGCCGGTCGAGCCCGACTTGGTCAGCGACGCGGGATCAATGTTCGCGATGCGAACGGCGTAGCGCCAGTCTTTCACCATCATGCCGCAGCGCCACAGCCAGTGGTCGCGGAAGCCGATGAACGGGTTGCCATTCGGATCGAGCAGCACCTGACCGCCGCCGTTGGCGTCGGTACCGCCGGCGTGGCTCGTCGCGTCCTCGTGGAGCAGACCGCCCTTGGTGTTCTTCGGGTAGAGACCGGTGATCGTGTCCGGTCCCGAAACGATCAGCCACACCGAGCGCAACGCCGAGCCGGTGCCGTTCGCCGAGATGACGTTGTTCGCGGTCTGCGTAACGCTGGTCGACAGCGAGTTATAGCGCGGCGCGAGACCGGTGAACGACTTCGGATCGGCGGCGGCGTTGCCATAAATCATCGTCTGCGCCATCTTGTGGCCCATGCCGATGATGTGCGGCTTGCCTTCCTGGAGGCGGTAGCCGGCGACGTTGCCCGACAGGATCGCGAGTTCGCGGTCGCACTGGCTGAAGTCCTCGAGCATCGCGCAGGTTTCTTCGATCTGCGTGGTCGCGCCCTTGGTGACGGGCACGCCCTCGTTGATCGCGCGGAACGACGGCGCCGGCAGCGCGACGCGCGCGGCGTCACGATGGCCCGTCACCATGTTGCCTTCACGCCAGTTGAAATAGCTCAGGAAGTCGTTGTCCTGGGTCAAGATCTCGGCGATGTCGAGCAGCTTGCCCTGCGGATCGAGGGCGGACAGAACGTCGTTGAGCGTCTGTACGCCGGTTGCGGTAACGGCCATCTATGGTCTCCCTATGCCTGCTTGCCGTAGTATTTTTCTTCGCGGGTGAGCGGAGCGGACGGCACGCCGGCACCGCGTTCGAAGTTCGTGTCTTCCGAGATCGCCTTGCCGGCGAGGAAGGAATAGCGGAGCATCGCCGGGTGGTTGCCGAGCCCGTTCCCGTTCAGGAACTCGCGGAACCCCTCACCGCCGAACCGATCGAGCGACTTCGCCGCGATGCTCTGCACCTCCGACAGCGTGTGACCGGCATAAGCGGGATCGGCTTCGACCGGCTCGCCGGCCGCGTTCGTGCCGCCCTGCACTGCGGCGCGCGCATCGGTGCCCCAGTCCTTGCGGACCTGCGCCGCCTGCGCCTGGAGATCGGTCTCCATCTGCTTGACGACACCCGGCAACACGCTCTCGGTGTACACGCCGGCGAGTTTCGACAGCCCCTCGTTCGACAGGTTCAGTTCGCGCGCCAGCGGCGTCACCGCGGCGAGCGCATCCGCGTCGATCGACATGCCTTCGGGTAGACCGGCGATCTCGTACTGCGCGTCGTCAGCGGGAGCCCCGAACAGCGGGTTCGGTTCCGCGTCGCCCTTCTCGGCGTTCGCGTCACCGCCCTGCTCGCCTTCGGGCTTCGCGTCTCCCGTCTTCGCATCGCCGAGCAGCGAACCCTCGTCACCCGCGTCGGGGTTCGTTTCCGTAGTCGGCGAGTTGGTATCGCTGGAGTCCTGTGCCGGGGGCGCGTCCTTCGACGCCGTCTGGTCCGTCGGGGTCGGCGAGTTCTGTTCGGGGGTCGTAGCGGGCTGGTCGGTCATCGGGATACTCCATCAGGGCTCGGTGTTCGGCTTGCAGCACGGCAAGCAGTGCATCGGGTCGAGTCATCTCGACCGTTCGCAGCATATCGAACGCCAGGCTCCTGCGTCCCTCGGCAAAGGCGAGGTGATCCTTGGACCCGTACGTGCCTTGCAATATGCCCGCCGTGTTGAAGACTGTAAAGAGAAATCGCAGAAACCGCTCGTCCTGCCCCAGCGCTTCAACGTCGCGCGTGTTCAGCGCGGCGCGTGACCGATCGACGCGGTCACTCATTCGAGCCCGCCCATGATCCGCAGCTTCGCATATTCGAGCGCACCGATAAGCGACGATAACACCGTGACGCGCGACCATCCGCTGCCGCTGCAGCCTTCGCGATCAACATAAACTACCGCGAGGCACGAGAACTCACCGGCGCGTGCGCGCTCCAGCGTGTTTTCTAGCAAGTCGACCACGCTCTCGCCTTCCGGTGCTGACGGGATAACGCGAAGTTCAGTTGCCATGCGTTGTCATCCGAAACACCTCACCGAGAAGCGCGCCGACCCCGATACCCGCCAGCGTGAAAAGCGCTGCCAGGAGCAACACGAGCAAGATATCGCGCGGTCTCATACGCCCGCCAGCTGCTGAAGCATCGACGTGCCGTTGCCGACGTCGGTGCGCGACAGCAGTTCCGCCGCCTGCGCGCCATCGCGCGCCGCAGGTGCCATCTGCGCGGCTTGCGCCGCCTGTGCCTGCTGTTGCATCTGTTCCTTCATCTGCGCGACGACCTCGTCGGAGCGGATGATCTTCGGCGGCGTGCCGGTGCCGGTCGCGAACTCGTCGATCGCCTGCTCGGCGTCGAACTTTATCGCGGCATCGGGGAAGATACCGGCGACGAACCCGACGAACCGTGCGGCACGCTCGATCGCCGTGTTCTGGCTGGCGCGCTGCGCCTGCGCGAGCATCGAGATGAAGTCGATCTGGAGCGGCTGACCCTGCAACTCCGGCGGCGCAGGCGGGATCTGCCCGAGCGATTGCAGGATCGAGAAAGCGCGGTCGATCGCCACCTCAAGCTTCTCGATATTCACGCGGTCGACCACCGGGCCTAGCTGCGTGAACTTCTCGGCGTCGCGCAGCGTCAACTCGAGATCGTTGCGCGGCTGCACGCCTTCCATCTGGCTGATCGCCATGAACAGGTCGACGTGGAAACATTCGTCGACGTCGCGCCGGATCGCCTCGCGCTCGTCGCGGATCGCGCCGAGTGACTGATAGCCGAGCTCAAACATCGGCCCGACCTTGTCCATGTCCATCGCGGTGCCGAACGTGATGCTGCCGGGGTCGAGCCGCAGCTTGCTGCCCTGCATTCCGATCGGCGCTTTCATCGGCGGCTTAACGAGCAGGTCCATCGCGCGACCGCGGCGGCGCGCAGCGAGTTGCATCTCGCGCAGATCGGGCAACGCATAGAACCCCGGCGACGACGCCGAATAGACCTCGTTGCTCGTCGTCTCCCAGCGCGGCGCCCAAAACGGCTTCGTGTCGTAACCGCTTTCGCGCAGCAGGATGTTCTTGTCGGTCTGCCCTTCCTCCCACACGATCGACGCGTAGGGCTTGTTACGCGCATCCGTCTTATCGGGATCGCGTTCGCGGCGGCGCTCAATCGCGTGGATCACCGGGAACAGTGTCTGGTAGTTGCCGTTCTCGTATGCCGTGCGACACGTCAGCGACAGCTTCGCGTAATCGTACGATCGCACCATCTGCATCGTCGTGAGCAGACTACGCCGGTAGAGCGTGTCGGTGCGCAGCCCTTCGTCGGTCGCGATCCAGTATTCGCCCGCGGTCAGCGCGTGGCAGACGGCGCGATACTCGCTGTGCTCCAGCATGATGCACGCTTCCGCGCCGATCGTACCGAGTTCCGCGTAACCCGTTTTCGAGGCATCGTAGAAATTCGTCGTCGCGAACAGCTTGTAGATCAGCCGCTCGACCTCAGCCATCCAGACCTTGACCGGCTCGAACTCCAGCATGTCGGGATCACCCGCCACGCCGAGCTTGAACCACGGCACTGCCTGGCTGTTCAGCCCTGACTGCATCCCGTTGGTCAGCACGCGCGCGGCGCGCGCGCCCTTGCTGTCGTGACTGGCGGTGTTCGCGCGGCGCTGCGTGTTGACGTTGTTCGCGTTGCGGTTGCTCATCTGCACGAGCCCGCGCGCCGGCAGCGTGTGCTGGAATATCTCCTGCCAATCCTGTTCGAACGGCTGACGCACCGCCTGCATCGACGCGAGCCGGGTCTCGCACTTCTCGCGGATCGTTTTCGTGTCAACCATTCCGCGAAGCCCTCACCTCTTGCGCGCGACGCGGCAGCGCCTGCATCGCATTCCACGCCGCCAGCGCGATCGCGTTAGCATCCTGGTCGACGTTCGCGGGCACGAGCAGACTACCCGACGACGACACGACCCCGCGGATCGCGGTAACGATCTCGGCGAGGTCGCGCGGGTCAGCCATTACCCGTCATCCCGAGCGGCGCTGACGTGGACGGCGAGCCGAGTGTTGCCGCCTGCGCGAGCGCGGCCGGCGACCACAGTCCGCGGCGCCGGTTGCGATCACCGGCGCGGATCGACGGGTCGCCACCGTTCGGTAGCACCGATGCCGCGCGTTCGGGCACCTTCTCGACCTTCGGGGCTTTCGGCGTTGGCGCGCACATCAGCGTTACGCCGTTACGTGCTTCACCGCCCACATGACCGCTTCTTCGGTCTTCGTGCGAGCGATGGACAGTTCACGGCTGCTACCGGTCTGTTCGATCAACGTCAACAGGTGCGCGCCCGCATCCTTGATCGCCACCATCTGCGCCTTCTCTGCGTCCGATAGAACGCGGTACTGATGACGCACTGCGTTGTTCGCCGTGCGATCATCGCCTGCGCTGTCGACTTTCTCGACACCGTTGTTGAAGCCTGTCTTCGCGATCTCGTTGTCCATATCGGTCATCAGTTCAACTCCGCGTAGCGATCCCGCTCGTAATCGCCCGACGTGCTGCCGGTCGGCTCGAAACCGAGATACCCGTCGACGGCATAACGCAACTTCGGGGTTGACACTAGGGCATAGATGACTGCGTCACCCTTATCGGGCGAACGCTTGATCCGTTCCTTGATCCTGTCCTTGCTTTCCACCGTGATGCCGCGCGTCGTCAGCTGCCACGTCGGCGCGGTCAGATCGGCGAGCAATTCCGCGTCATCGGGCAACGCGATCGGATGCGGGTTCTTCGGGTCAAGCGCTTCGCGCAACCGCCAGTGCAACTCGCTGCGCAGGTTCGCGAACGTGAGCAACCCACTTTCGTCGGTGCCGAGCGACTTTGCCGCGCCGTTGATGCCGATCGTGTGGACGTGGTTCTTCTGCAGCACGTCGTACGGGCTGGTGCCGATCCCGACGACGTCGAGATGCACCGGCGCGTTATCGCGTCGCCAGTTGACGACCTGGCTGGCGGCGAGGAAACCGTCGTTCACGTCGACGCCCTTGATCGACAGGATGCGGTCGAACCAAGTGCCGTGCCGCCGCGCGATCACCATCTTGTCCTTGCCGGTGGCGCCGGTGTTCGACCCCATGTTGCCGCCGCGCGCCGCGTCGACGCCCATGCTGTCCATCACGCCCTTCGCGTCGCGCGGCTTCCAACGCGCCATCGCGGCTTCGATCCACGCGGTCGGGATGACCTGGTCCTGCGGATCCTCGACACCGGCCATGAAGTCACCTCGTAGCATCTGCTCGCGCAGGATCGGGGGAAGCTGCTGCAGCTGCCGCAGGTAGTTGCCGTCCTGCGCGAGATGCGGGTTGTCCGACAGCTTGGCATGGATGAACGTGCGGCTGGTCGGCGTGATGACATCCTCGACCGCGTAATCGGCGACGTCGAACGCGTAGATCGGTTGCCCTTGCACGATCACGAACGGCGCGTTGCCACGCTCCGGCGGTAGCATGTAATCGGGGTTGTCGCCGATCGTGGCGAAGTAGCGAAGCTCGCCGTCGCGCGCCGGCTGCGGATGCTTGGGGTCGAGCCACGGTGCGAAAAAGCGGATCACCCAGCGCCCTTCCGCGGTCGTCGGCGGGTTGAACGTCAGCAGGACGCGCGTGCGCTGTCCTGGCTTGTCGGTGCGAACCCAACCCATCGTGTAGCGCACCTGCGCCTCACGCATCTGCGTGGCTTCGTCGTACGCCTTCAAGTCGTAGTCGACGCCCTGCTGCTTTTCCTCGTCGCCCTCGTTCTCCATGCCGGCAAACTCGATCACGCGCTGTGCGTTATCGGGACCGGTGAACGACCAGGTCGAGCCCTGCGACGAATAACCGTCGCGATCGCCCTTCATCTTCGCGATGTCCTGCACAAACTTCTTCGTGCTGACCTTCTCCTGGCGAATGATGAGCGATCGGGTGTGTGCGGTCGTCGCTAGCCCGCAGATCAGCGCCGACTTGCCGCCGCCGGCCGCGCCGCCGTAGCCGGTGATGTCGGCGAGGCTGTTGTAGGCGTCGGTCTGCTTGCCCTCATTCGGCACGAACAGCGGCCGGTAGCCGCGGATGATCGCGTCGAATTCCAGCCCTTCCGCCGGTGTCATGGCAGCGCGCAGCTGGCGAATGCGTTCAGGGGTGTAGGTCATCGCTCTGTTCGCGCCGATCGAGCCGTTCCGCTACTAAATTGAACAAACTCGCAAGATGCCGAAGCTCGTTCGCCGATACTGCGACCGAGTGAAGCATTTCGATATTCGCCAGCGGATGCACCTGCTGTTCGTACATCGAAAACGCGACACGCTGATCCATGTCACCCAGTCGCCGAAGGCGCAGTCCTACCAGCTGCCGCAAACCATCATCCGCCATCACAGTCTCCAGTCCATCTTCAGCAACGCGTCAACGCATACCCCGACAACGCCGCACAGCGCCGCCACGGCACCACCGAGCGCGATCTCAACAATCACTCCGGCAGTTCCTGCAATCGCGTCCAGGCGGTGGTTATGGCCTCCAGCGCGCCATGAATCACGCTCGGCTTGCCGACGATCTCGGTCGTCGTGAACAGATGATCGTTGTAGCAGCGGCGCCGGCGGCGCAGACTACCCCAGCGCGTCGGGCGATTGTCGATCACGTCGGACGGTTTGCCACAGTCAGGGCAGTTCACGACAGCCGCCGCGGTGGATCATAGCTATTGAACCGCTCGACCGCTCGCTGAATGCTGACCACCAATTCGCGATCTCGCCGCATCATGCAATCACCGCGTTCGTATCGCCGCAGCAGGTCGGCTTCGGTCGGGGAAACTCGCACTCCGCAATATGTGGTCATCGTCATTCTCCAGTGACTAGGAAAGCAGATCCTGCGTCTTCGGGTCAAGGCGCTGCTCGACGCTCCGAAGTAGCGCGGCCGCGCGCTCCGCGTCATCGACTGGCGGCTTGTTCAGCGCGTTACCGTCGGTCGTGAGATCGAGTTTCGGCCCGTACTTCTTCGGCTTCAGCATCTGCGCGAGCTTGATCCTGGCGTCGTAGCGAAGGCGCTGCATCTTCGGGTTGTTGCGCCACAGCGCACGCGCCAGCGCATCGCCCGACAGCCCGTCGGTCGATACCACGTCATCGCCGTCGACGATCGCGTCAACCTGCGCAAGCCGTGCCTCGACACCGAGTTCGCGCGCACGCGCGAGACGCTGCTCGACGTCCTCGTCGTTAAACACCCACTTGAAGAACGCGCGCTCGCTGCACATCCCCTCGTCATCGCGAAGCACGGTAACGATCGCTCGCCCTGTCGCGACTTGCTCGACGACATGCGTGATGATCGCGTCGCGTTCTTCCTGCGTGTACGTGGTGGAGATCGGTGCCGCCATAACCACCGAAATATGCCCGTTTCCGCGTCATCGCGCAAGCCACTTGACACCGATCGGTATCGCGCGCAGCTTGGCATCTTCCCGCGCAGGCAGACCGCAACGGGATTCTTCGAATTGTCTGCCCGCCATCGCACTCAGCCCCTGCACGGCACCGCGATATGGCCGAAACGGAAGCGAAAGAACACCTTCGCCCGATTTCGCAAGGTGTTCACCCCAAGGTGTTCACCCTGAAACCCGCAGAAATCCGCCATTTTGAGCACCTAGAACACGTGAGCACCTGGTCTCCAACCTTACGTGCGTGTACGCGTGCGCGCGTACGGACGTGCGCGGGCGCGCTTATGAGACCGACCATCACCTTCCATTACCTCCACCCTAGAAACTGAATGTGAGGTGTTCTAGGTGCTCTAACTCAAGGAGTTCTGCCATTTTTTGACCCGAACACCTTTGGCTCTACGTGTTCTATCAGGCCAACGTGTTCGCCCTTGACTGCGCTGTCCGCGAACAAGCACGGCGAAAAATATCAACGCTTGACAACGTAAACCAAAATCGCGATATCGGATTTCAGAAGCGACGCGCATCGCGATCGCAGACAAGGCGGCATCAAGCCGTCAGGAGATGCCAGATGGCTCGTACCGATCTTTACTGGGACTTGCAGCGTCAGGGCTTCATGCGCGCCGCTGCGAAGCGGCAAGCCGCTGAGGAGCGTCAGCAAGCCAAGCGCGCAGTTAGCGATGCGCAGTTCCGCGAGAACATCCGCCGTGACGTAGCCCGCCGCACCCGCATCATGTTCGGGGAGGAAGAGGCATGAGCGAACGTTTTAACCCGCTCGCCTTCCCGAGCGCCGATGTTCGCGACGCAGAGGGAAACGGCATTCGCGAAGGTGCTGAGGGCATGACTCTCCGCGACTACATCGCAACCCACATCCTCGCCGGTGTCGGCACGTGGACGCCGCTTCTGCCTACTGGTGGCAGCGTGGCGCTGAACAACTCGCTCGGCCTGAAAGCGCGTGCTTCGTGGGCCTATGCTCAAGCCGACGCGATGCTAGCCGCACGCGGCTGAGCCTAAACCCTCACATCACAGGAGCGAATAATGGCTTCTCAGGAAAACGATCCGCGCAAGGCTCTTGATCGCATCACGCGTTTCATGGGTGAGCAGACCGAGCGCGAAACCGTAGTCGCTTGGTTGCGTGCTGTTGGCGATCGCAAGCAGCATGGCACCGACTGGCGCACGTACTACGAGATTGCTGATGCAATTGAGGTGGGCGCGCACGAAGGCACCCCGATCGATCCGGTGTCGGCATGAGCGCTCCTCAGACCTTCCCCAACGCGCCAGCGTCCCGCCCGACAACGCGTTACCTGCATAACCCGGCGATGATCGGCCCGCGGTTGGCGCGCGACAACGAGCGCGGTCGCGCGGCGCCCTATCACGGCTGGCCGCTCTGACGTTCAACGATAACCATAGGAGAGTAACGATGACCCGCTACCACGATCCGCATCCCTCGTGGACGCACGACGAGCTACCACCGGCCGACCTGCGCGAATTCCAGGAGCGCTTCGACGCCGAACACGAGGCGCGCGGTTTCGGGCCGGCGCCGACCAAGCACCTGCGCTCGCACGTCCTGCCTTTTCTGTTCATTCTCTGCCTGGCGCTGTGGACCGTGTTCGGGATGTGGCTCGCGGAGACGGTGTCGTGAGCGACAATGAGGAACGCATCGCTCGTGCCGAGCGGCTGATCGCGGACGTAGAAGCCCGCGGCGCTATTCAACCTTGCACGACATGCCGCTGGGTTCGCCGATCGGAATGGTTCGAAGGCAATCAATGCACGTTGGCGCTGATTCGATTACAAGAGATTAACCCTGAACACGGTATGGTCGCGTCCCGCCGATGCGACCGCGAGCGACAACAGAATGGACTTTGTGGTCCGCAAGGATTGTACTGGGAAGCGCAAGGCATCCGCACCCTGCTACCGCGATATCGTGGACACGATTTTGCAAAAATCGGTAACTGGATCGGACTTGTTCTAGTCGGGTTGCTCGTTTTCATGTTTTTACTGGCGTTCTTGACCAGCTAACCCGTCAGCGTCTATACCCGACACCTCGACGAAGACCATCGTTCACCCCGCTGCCGATCCACACCGGCAGCGGGGTTTTCTTTTGCCTCACGCTGTCGGCTTCTCGAACCAGGTGCGCGTCCGCGCCGCTCCGACCTGACGCGACACGAACCCGAGCTTGCTCATCGCGATGCCGACCGCCGTCGCGACACCGCGATCCGGCTTGCCGGTCGACGCACCAATGCCGATCGCGACATCGTGACTGGTCAGCCCGTCGGCGGTGCGCGCCAGCCGCGCGCGGTGCGTCGTCGAGCCGTCGAGCCCGACCGTTTCCAGCCAGCGCGCGATCAGCGGCACGTAGACGTCGTCCGTCTTGAACGCTTCCTGCTCCAGCGGCGCCAACCGCTCGGCATCGCGCCACGCGATACCGTCGAGCAGGAACAGCGTAGCGCCTTCGGCCCACAACTGCTCCCGGTCACGCACGATCGCGTCGACGTCGATCGAATCCGACACGCCGACCGCAGACGGCAACCAGCGGCGTTCGCCGGTCGGGTCGTCGAGAATGTCGTCACGATTGGTCGTGCCGATGAACACCGACCGCCGGCGATAGGTCGACGCGAACTCGACATACTTCGGCGTCCACTTGTCCGCCGTTTTCGTGATCCACGCCTTGATGCTCTCCGCGTCGCGCGTCTTCAGTCCGCGCAGTTCCTCGAGCTCGTTGACGAGCGTTCCGCGCATTAGTCGCGCGGTGTCGTCGTCGCGCACCGACATATCGATCGTCGCGTAGAAGTCGTCGGACGGCACCAGCGCGCGGATCGCCGACGTCTTACGCAGTCCCTGCTCACCGTAGAGGATCGGCACCATATCGGCTTGTATCCCAGGCACCAGCACGCGACCCGCGAGCGCGGTCCACAGGTAGCGCGACACGGCGATCGCGTAGCCGCGGTTATCGCGTACCGTGCCGAGATAATCGGTGAAGAAGCGATCGACGCGCGGCACCCCGTCCCACCGCAGTCGCCGCAGCCATTCCTGCGCGCTGTCGAACTCACGATCGGCCGCAGCCTTGCGCACCCAACGCCGCAACGTGTCATGCCCGACCGGCGGCACCCCGCGACGGTGTAGCGCGATCTCGAGCACCACGTAATCGTTGTCGCAGAACTCGCGCCATTGCGGCTCGACTTGCTGCGCTGGCGCCCACATCACGGCACCACGGAACGCGTCATAGCCGAGCCGCATTCCGGTGAACGCTGGCGTCGTCAGCATCTTGTTCAAATTGTCGGCGTTGACGATCAGCGCGCCGCCCTTGTCCCGGTCCATCGTCGGCAGATCGAGATCCTCGGTCGGGTCGAGGCGCAGGGTGTCGTCGATACCGTTAGCACTGGTGAGGGTATCGGCAACTCTTTCCGAAACGGAAACAGTTCGCGCGGGCAGCGCGCTGAACCCCGACCCGATATAGCCCGCCTTCTCGGCGAACTCGTGGTCGGTGCGCCCCGCGCAGCTGCCGTGCAGACACACCCAATGCCCGCGTTCGTACCCGCCGGTGCCCGCTACGAAGTACGCGGTCGAGGTCTCGCCAGTCTGCGTGCTGTGTCCTTCCTCGAACGGGCAACGCAGGTAGAGCTCGCCGTCGCGGCCGCGGTCGTACACCTCCCAGTTCGACACCAGCCATTCCGCCAGGCTGTCGATCGTCGGCCCGATATCGAGTGCCGCGCCGACCCGTTTCTCGCGCGCGATGCGCGGTTCCCCGGTCGCGAACAGCGTGACCAGCGTCGACCACACGGCGTCGAGCTCGGCGTCGGTCAGCGTTGGTATGACGCCCGGCAACCCGGTGACGCTGTCCCACTCGTACGGCACTCCGCTTTCGTGGGTGCCGGCCGCGACGAACTGCTGTCCGTCGCCCAGGAACTCGACGATCCCGCCCTCGACCGGCACGACGCGCTTCGGCATCTCCGACGCATAGCGAAACGGTAATAGCCGCTTGCCTGAGTTCGCGCGACGGCGAACCGGCAGCGCGATACCGCCGAGCGCGCCGCAGATCGCTGCCTCTAGCGCGTCGGCGCGCGCGGGATCAGGCACGTCGATGTCGAAGGCACGAAGTGCGCGGCACTGCACCGAGATCGCGTAATCGGGCTCCCGGCTCCATCGCGCCACGTCGTCGGCGGTCGACGTACGCTCGGTCCACTTGCCGAGCCCCACGACCTCGCGCCGGCTGTCGTAGACGCTCGGCGTCTTGCCGACCGATTTCATGGTCGAGCGTTCCGCGATCCGCGCGTTCGGGTTGGCGACGATCGGCAGGAGATCGCCGACGAGATCGAGATCCTGTGCGAAGTGCCGCCACGCTTCGGAGGTTGCGCCGTATCTCACGACAGCAACGCATCAATCGCGCGTGCGCGCAGAATAAAGCAGGCGATATGCCGCCCGGTGCCTTTACCTGCTGAACTGTCTTCAGTCGCAAGCCACTTCACGTCGCCGAGATTACGCACTTCAGCGTGCTCGCCGAGGATGGCTTCGAGAATCATCAATATCCACTTGTCGACTGGGTATACCAGCACGACCGTTTTTCCTTTTCGCCATTCCGCAATCGCTTTGCGCACCCAGGCAGTAGGGCCTTTCTTTTTGCCTTCGTGCATGATCGAACCGAAAGGTGGATTGACGTAGCTTGATTGACCCCATTCGCACGTCAGACCATCAAAGCCATCGGGCAGCGGATAGGGGCAAGGATCGAAGTCGAAAGCGAACTCGGCGTTAAGTGGAGCGTATACCTCTGGCGGGGTGAGCCAATAGTGTTTTCCGTCTTCACCGTTGCCGATGTGAAACTTATTCGCAGCCGGCGCCAACCGGCTTTGATGCTCAGACATTCACATTCTCCAGATAGCGTAGACAGGCTTAGGCGGGCTTCACGAGTTCCGCCAGCGGCACGCCGTAGAGATCGTGGACCTGTTGCGCGCGGCCGCGCGGCAGGTAGCCCTGCTTCACGAACAGGTGAATCGCCTGGTGCGTGATCCCGAGACGCGTGGCGAGCTCCACGCGATCGGAGACCCCGCGCTTCTCGCCGTCGCGCTTGGCGAACCACAGCGCCTTGTCGACGCCGGTCATGCCGGCGATAATCTGCTTGTCGATAGATGTCATCGTGTGTTCCTGTCGGTCATAATGGGTATCCGTGATACGGAGGATGGAGGGGTCATGCCGATGCCTTTCGACAGCCGAGCCGACCACGTAGTGGCCAGCGAACGCCGCGGATCGCAGGCGCGCTACCGACTTCTCGCCGTATGCTGCCAGCACCACCGGGGCACCACTGTTCGCCTCCGACAGCCCGGTGCGGCGTTTGACGTCGGCGAGCCGCAGGATCGAATCGCGGCGGTGGTCTGCTGCGTTCAGCATCCCTTCTGCTCCTCGCTGGGTTGTGGGCGATCCCTTCGGGCCGCGCTGTTGCCTTCGGTCGTGCCCGTTCCGGTCACGCCGGCTCCGCCGCTGCCATCGCTATCGCGGCCGATGAACGGGCCTCCGTAGTGCTTGGCAATCAGCCCGCTTGGGTAGCGCCAGTTTCGGCCTGAACCGCAGCATTCGGGGCACTCGTCAGGCTCTTTGACACCAAAGCTCCATGACGTGACGATGCCGTGACCATCACACCGGTCGCACTGAATGAAACGACCGCGCAACGGATCGAAACCCGAAGGGCCATGATCCGTAGGAGCATGGTGCGAAGCATGATAGCCGGTCCCGGAGGGCGCGCCCATAGCTTGTTCGTCATCTACCATAACAGGTATCCGTGATACGGAGGATGGAGGGGTCATGCGGCGAGCCTCATCAGCGCGCGACCGATCTCCAGCGGAATCATCGGCACAACGGCGTTTCCAAGTTGCGCTATGCGGTGTGGTTGGGCGGAAATCCCATCAACCACTCGACCCACAGCGGGTTCGGTATTCCACCAAGCGCGGTGCTGAGACCGGTCCCACCCTGTGGAAATTTCGAGCGGCGGAAGCCCGTCTCGCTCGCCAGCGGGGTAGGCCACAACCCAGAGGCGATCCCGCCTGTGAGGCGCGCCAAAGGCGTTAGCGGGGAGACAGTGCCACTCCGCATCATACCCGAGCGCAGCGAGCTCGCTGAGTATTGTTTCCAGTCCGCGAGAGCGAAGGACGGGGCTGTTCTCGATGATGACGTAGCGCGGGCCAATTTCTTCGATGAGGCGGCGGTAGTGCTGCCACAAGCCGGACTTTGCCCCTTCGATCCCTTCCATGCGGCCGGCGAGGCTGATGTTTTGGCAGGGGAAGCCTCCGCAAATAGCATCAACGGCAACTCCGGCTGCTGTGAGGTGCTGGGCGCTAAGCGTGCGCACGTCGTCATAGATCGGCACTCCTTGCCAATTGCGAGCGAGAACGCCGCGGCAGCGCTCGTCAGCTTCGCAGAATGCTACGGTGGTGAACCCGGCTTGCTCCAGCCCGAGGCTGAACCCGCCAATGCCCGAGAACAGGTCGAGGAGCCTCACCCTTCACCCCCATCCTGATCGCCCTGCTCGATAGAGAGGCGGCGGGCGTTTTCCCACTTCGCGCACCATTCGCAGGTTGTGCCCGCGCGGTCGCCATTGCTCACGTCATCATCCCACAGGCCTGCGACGGTGTGCGAATGTCCCGGCCCGCGATCCTGCCAGCCGAAATGATCCATGATGTCGCGCAGCGCTTCTCGCAGTCGATCGCCCTGCTCGTCTCTTTGGGTGATAGGTAGGGTGAGTGCGGTACGGGCGATATGACGACTGGCCGAGGCAGCTAACGGCACATGCATTTCGGTCCCGTCGTTCAACATCTGCGGCATCCCTTTGGCAATCTGCTCCAACGCCGCCCGCAGCCGCTCCACATCTACGATGTCTTGCTGGGTCGTCATGCGGACACCTGTGCGAGAGCGGTAGCAAGTGCAGTCAGCGCGGTTCGGCTGCGATCGTTGTCGCGTAGGTATCCGCGGGTTGGCTGCTCGCCCACGCGATGCTTGAGCACTTCGCGCGCTGCTGTCGTCAGTCCCTCCACCGCTGTATTATCGAGTGCGGGCGAGAGGGCGGCGATGATACGCGGCAATACTTTGCGAGCTTTCGCACACCCTTGCCCGCCACTTTCGCGCAACATGTCCATAATTGCGTCGCGCGCCTGTTCTAGCAGGGATGGCGAGAAGTTTGTGAGATCACGCAAGCGAGTGGCGGCCTGGCGCATCGTAGCAGCCCAGTCCTGCCAATTGGCGTCGTCGGCTTCATCTGCCGTTCGGTCCAGCGCATCCGCATCTTCGCGAGCAAGACGGCGCAAATTGGCCTCCCGCACCCCCGCCCCGTTTACAGAGGTGAGGATAGGGGATGCAGGGGCAGCGGCGATTACTGCGAGTACGCGGTCAAGCGCTTCTAGAACGCCCGGTTCGACCCGCAGCAGCCCTGAACGAATGCCCCCTGACCTCGGCAGGGGTTGATGGGCGTCACTGAACGCGCGCAACACCTCCATGTCCCCGAGAGTAGGAGTGGTGGATGTCGGCGTAGTGCGCGCGTCAATCGCAGCCGCGAAATCGCGATCCCACTGTGATGGCTCGTGGTCGCTGCTCATCAGCCAGCTTTGCACGAACGCTACTGTGTCGTCCGTCCCGCTTTTGCGGAATGAGGAACGGTGGTTCCAAGCGGCAATGGCGCGCTCTTTTGAGCCGAACGCCTCGGTGCCAGCCTTGCATCCGATCACTGGACAGTGAACCCAGAACTCAGGTGCGTGATGACCGGTCAGTTCGGCCTCACCACCGCAGAACGGGCACGGCAGCAGCTCGGGTTGAATATCGGTGGTCGTCTTGTCGTCGCTCACGGCTTCGTCCTCCAGATTTCGAGCATTGATGCCATAAACAAAAGTTTCGCGCAACCCGTTGACGCGATAAAGCGAAGCGCGTAGATGCGTTGTTGTTCAATCTGGAGAATGGACATGATCGACAAGCGAACAGGGCGACCGGTCGGCGACCACGGAACACACGCGCAGGCTATGACTTTCGCCCTTGATGTGATGAGCGCACCAGACGAAACCCATGGGTTTCTGAAAGCTTGGCAATACGGTGATCTCGACAAATATCCTGAATATTACGAGTGGTTAAGGACGCGCGCATGACCACCCGCATCACCTACAAGACCGCGCTACGCGCCCGCGGCGTCAAGCCGCTGCCCGCCAACTGGTCGCGCCCGACGCCGAAGCCGGGTGATTACGTTCTTGGTCGGCTCGATCGCCCGATCGTGATCGTACCCGAACGCCCTTGACGCGTCGCCGGGTTGCCTGCATGGAGGATGTCGCATTCTCCAGATGCAAGGCACCCCGGCACCGCCATGTCGGGGTGCCTTTTCTTTTGCTGGAGAGTGAAGATGGCGAACACCTTTTCTGCCGAACACGTCAAGCGGATCGCGCCGCTGATTGAGCCACAGACGCCGATCGGCGAGGCGTTGCACTTCGACGGTAGTCGCGCGATCCCTGTCGACGTAAGCATCGCAATCAGCCTGAAGCGCATCGCAGATGCGTTCGAGCGCGCCGAGAAGAAAGCATGACCCGCCAGCGCGAACCCCGCGAGCCCGGTATCGGTGACTGGATCGTCTGTACTCGTCCGAAGCTGATGAACCGCAGCGTCACGCTGGGCGGGCCGTGGACGTACGGCAAAATCATCAAGCGCGGCGTCGGTGGTTGGACCGTCAAGCCTTACGCTGGTGTGCCGATGTTCGTCATGAACGACATGATCGTACGCGTTTGCCTGACGCGCGGCGAAGCCATTGACCTCGTCGACGCGCTGACCGAAACCCAGCGCACCTACATCACCGAGCGCGACGCGCTCAAACCGAAGTTCGAGCAGCGCATCCGCGATCTGCTGAACGCTTAACCAGGAGAATGACCGTGACGATTGAACTGAAGCAAAAGTGCCTTGAGATCGCCGCCGACGTGATCACGTCGCATATGAGCGCACCGGATACCGCAGCCGTGCTGCCGCTGGCGCAAGACTTCTATGCGTGGCTGAATGGTGATGCTGCCGCGCCGACGGGAAACGAGAAGCCGGCGACGCGTGGGCGGAAATCGAACGCCGCTTCCGCACCGGCCGATACCGCGGCTTCCGAACCGTCTTCGCCGAGCGACGCGAAGCCGCCGCTGGTGGCGGATGAGGGAAACCCTCAGACGGCGACGCAGAATGCCGATACTGCGCAGACACCGGTTGGTTCTACGGCGACCCCGATCTCGGACCCTGCCCCTACTGCGAACACGGCGATCGCAGAGCCGACGCAGGAGCAGAAGGACGCGCTGCTGAAGGAGGCGACCGAGTTCAGTCAGAAGCACGGCCATGACGCGCTGCTCGGCGCGCTGAAGGCGGTCGGCGCGGAACGCTTCTCGGCGATTCCGTTCGCGAAGTACGGCGATTTCCGCAGCGCGATGGCCGGTCACGCGGCCGGCGCGTCCGCGCTGTCGTAAACCAGGGTGCGGCGTCTTCGGGCGCCGCGCTTTCGATAACGCGCGGTATCGCGCCACGCGTTATCGAAGGAACTGGAGGATGAAGCGATGAAAGCAAGCGGATTTATGGGGAGCGGCGGACTGGATCGGCTGCTCGACGTTGCACAAGACGGTCAATTGCAGCGCATTGATGAAGATGCAGGGCGTCAAATGGTGGAAATCGAGCAGACAGCGAAGGAACTTGGCGGAAATCCAACACGTTCAAGGCGCTATCTCGACGCCCGAGCGTGTCGCTATCACATTGCGCAACTGCGAATGCTGGTAGCAGGACGTTACGAGCACGTTTTGTCGGCAGACGAAGCATGACCCCTGTCACCGAGAAAACGCACGCCGTGCTATCACCGAGCGGTTGGGCGCGCTGGTCGGCTTGCCCTGGCTCGGTCGAGATCGAAAAACCGTTCCCGAACCGGTCGTCGCGCTACGCGCGAGACGGCACCGCGATGCACGAAGTCGCTGAGCAGTGCATCCTGACGGGCAAGGACGCCGAAGAGTTCGTCGACACGACCTTCGTTGTTGAGGGTGACGAAATCCGCATTACGATGGAGATGGCGGATATCGTCAACGAGTTCGTGTCGTACGTCGGCACGTTCCTTGATCGCGAGCAGGGCGATGTCGTGTTCGCCGAGCAGCAGGTGCCGCTCGGCCATCTCACCGGTGAAGTCGGTGCGACCGGCACGTCGGACGTTGTCGGCTTCCGCAAGCGCCCTGACAGCAAATGGACAATCGTCGTGATCGACCTGAAAACCGGACAGGGTGTGCCGGTGTTCGCCAAGGACAACGGGCAGCTGCGCATGTACGCGCTCGGCGCTTACGAGAAGTTCAAGACGCTCTACGACGTTGCCGACGTGCAGATGGTCATCATCCAGCCGCCGCTGAACATCGTCGACGACGAGACGCTGACGCTCGACCAGTTGCTCGATTTCGGCGCAGAGGTGACGATCGCCGCCGGCCGCACGCAGATCGGCAACGCGGAACTCGTACCCGGCGAGAAGCAGTGCAAGTTCTGCCGTGCCAAGTCGACGTGTCCCGCGCTGCGCGACGAGGTGCTGGCGACGGTCGCGGTGTCAACGCCTGGCGCGTTCCGCAACCTCGATAGCGATCCGACGCAGATGCCGAAGCTCGTCAGCGCCGAGATCAAGGTCGCGAACGACGGTGAACTGCTCGCCGCGCAGATGCGGAGTCTGAAGCTGGTCGAGGACTGGATGAAGGCAGTGCGTGCGGAGGTCGAGCGTCGCCTGTTCGAAGGCCAGCCGGTGCCAGGGTTCAAGGTGGTGCAGGGCAAGGCCGGCAACCGGCAATGGCAGGACGCCGACGCCGCGCTCGCGCTGCTGAAGAAGGTGCCGAGCCTCAAGATCGACGATGTCGCGCCGCGCGCGATCGTGTCGCCGACCGCCGCCGAGAAGTTGATGAAGGGCGACGAGAAGCGCTGGTCGAAGATCGCGCCGCTCATCACCCAGGCGCAGGGCAAGCCATCGGTCGCGCCGATCAGCGATCCCCGCCCCGAATATGCGGTCGTCTCGACTGCGGAAAGTTTCGCTGCGCTGCCCGCGCCAGCGGAAGAACGCCCGATAATCCGCTCCGTGGTCACGGATGCGGAGACAATTTGTGAATTGTCGGCAAGCGACCCCTTGACGCACACAAGCGTTGAGGTATCACCGGAGACGCTGGCGCTGCTGTCGTAACGCCAGTCCATACGAAGCCACGAAACTAGGAAGCTACGCTATGAAGATCATGCTCATCGACACGCCCGCCGATCCCGTCCGGTTCGCTTTCGCGCATCTGTTCGAGAAGCGTCCCGCGAAAGCGAATAAGGACGGCAAGAAGGGCAAAGACAAGTACGAGCTCACCCCTATCATCACCCCTGGTGGTGAGAATCACCAGAAGATCGAAGCCGCGATCATCGCCGTGATGCAAGAAAAATACGGCACGAAACTCGTTGACGTGATTGACAAGGACGGCGAGAAGACCGGCGAGCAGATGCCGTTCTGGCAGTACCTTTGGAAGCATGAGTTCGCCGACGATCAGAAGGGGCTGCGCAAGGGCAATCTGAAGCGCGATAAGTCGAACGAAATCTACGACGGTTTCGAAGACAAACTGTACGTGACCGCACGTAATGAGAACCGCCCCGGCGTGTTCTCGCGTGCTGCGGTGCCGGTGACTGCTGCGGACGATGGCAAGCCTTACAGCGGCTGCTTCGGCAATGTCGAGATCGATATTTGGGCGCTAAATAAGCCCGATGTTACGAAGCGTGTTGTCATCGACCTGCTCGGCGCGCAGTTCACGCGCGACGGCGATAGCTTCGGCGCGGGCAGCGCGCCGTCGAAGGCGTCGAGCTTCGCCAACCTGTCGGCCGCTGACGATGCAGCGCCGAAGTCGGGCGGTCTGCTCGACTGATACGAGGTGCGGCGCTTACGGGCGCCGCGCTTTCGGTGAGGGGCGGTGGCGTTGTAGCCGTATCCGCGAAGGTGCCGTCCCTCTCCTAAAGCGATCTGGAGATCACCGATGAAGCGTTGCGACATGGGTGTCGGCTGCGAAGAATATGGCGTGTGCTATGCCGACGCGCACGGAGAAATCATGCGCTGCCCTGTTTATGTAGATGCGTATATTGTTCGATCATTGGCGTTGCGTCGCAGGAAATCGCGATGACCACCCTGTTCTTCGACACCGAGACCTACAGCGACGTCCCGATCAAGGATGGCACGCACCGCTACGCCGAGCGCGCAGAGGTGATCGTCGCATCCTGGGCCTATGACGACGAACCCGCCGACGTCGTCGACCTGACGCTCGGCGGCGGGTTGCCGCAACACCTCGTCGACGCGATCCGCGATCCCGCGGTGACGATCGTCGGCCATAACTTCGGCATGTTTGATCGCACCGTGCTGCGCCACAACGGGCTGGAGATTGCGCCGCACCGGATCCACGACACGATGGTTCAGGCGCTGGCGCATGGCCTTCCTGGCGGGCTCGGGCCGCTCGGTACGATCTTCGGCGTCAGCGAGGAAGACGCGAAGCTAAAAGAAGGCCGCGCGCTCATCAACCGGTTTTGCAAGCCGGCGCCGAAGTACAGCAAGATCCGCCGCTTCACGCGTGAGACGCACCCCGACGAGTGGGCGCGCTTCCTCGTTTACGCGAAGCAGGACATTCCGGCGATGCGTCACCTGTGGCGCAACATGCCGCGCTGGAACTACCCCGGCGACCGCACGGCGAACGGCTATCGCGGCGAGTATGACAACTGGCTGCTCGACCAGGCGATCAACGATCGCGGGATCATGGTCGACCAGGATCTCGCGCGCGCCGCGATCGACGCGGTGAACAAGGCGCAGACCGCCAACGACGAGCGCACCACCGACATGACCGACGGCGAGGTTGACCGCACCTCGCAGCGCGACAGGCTGTTGCAGCACCTGCTTGCCGAGTACGATGTCACGCTGCCCGACATGCAGAAATCGACGCTCGAGCGGCGGCTAAATGACGAGAATCTACCCGACGGTGTGCGCGAACTGATCGCGCTGCGACTGGAGGGTTCGACGACGTCGAACTCGAAATACAACGCGTTGCTACGCAGCGTGTCGGCCGATGGCCGGTTGCGCGGGACGCTCCAGTTCTGCGGCGCGGCGCGCACCGGACGCGACGCCGGTCGGTTGTTCCAGCCGCAGAACCTGCCGCGACCCGATATGGCGGCATCGGATATTGCGCTCGGCATCGACGCGCTGAAGGCAGGCACGGCGCACCTGCTGTTCGACAGCCCGATCAAGCTGGCGTCAAACGCGATCCGTGGCTGCATCGTCGCCGCGCCAGGGCGCAAGCTGGTGCAAGGCGACTTCGCGCAGATCGAAGCGCGCGTGCTGCCATGGCTCGCCGGCGAGACGTGGAAGCTCGACGCGTTCCGTGCTTACGACAAGGGCGAAGGCCCGGATCTGTACAAGGCGACCGCGGCGCGCGTGTTGAAGAAGGACGCGGGCGAGGTGACGAAGCCC